ATTCCCTCGATAAATTCGACTGAATCAACAAATGATGAAAAATGATTTTCTGCGGCCTTTGGATCGTCTGAAATTATAGCCGTATTTTCGACCCGGAGAGCATCGACGTACCGATCATCATCAGGAATCCTGGCGACTCCCTCGTCAATCAATTTTAGAGCGAGATGTTTCCCTACGTCGACCCAATCTCCCGGCTCATAATGAATAGTTTTGCCTCGGACGTCAATGGCTCGCTTTGTAACAAGTTGAATCCACATATATCCTCCGTCTCGAATGAAAAAAGCCGATGACAATCGCCATCGGCTTAATTCTAACATAGACGAAAAACTTAATTCGTTACTGCGTCCCAATTGGTCGTCGGGACTGGCTCGTAACGGGAATCCTTGCCATAAATGACAGTCGCCCAATACGATGCACCGCCAGGAGTAACCTCGACGTTCAAACAATCAAAGCCTCCTGCGACGTCGAATTCATCGGCATTAATCTCGATGATCGACGGTTTCGTATCGGTCTGGAGAACCGTTACATCTTTACCTCCGGAATCAAAGGTTTTTGCTCCTGTCCCGGACGTATCAGTCGCTTGTTCTATGTCTACGTCAAGAGCGCCTCCAAGACTCACAGGATGAACAACAATTGCCAATCGATTGTATTTACTACAATCGACATATCCCGTATCCTGAACAGTCGACGCATTTGCAACCAAATCACAGACCAAGAGAGCGACCTCTTCGGAAAATAATGCATTCACAGACATCTTAAACCTCGCTTTCTAACAAAAATCTAAACTCTACAAGTAAACCTGATTTCAAATCCGACTTTTAGGTCGTTTTATCTCCCAGGATTACGAACGGGCTGACTTGTGTCGTTCCATCTTGATAGGTCAATGGCGCAGACAGCCAGGGCTGACCATCGACTCGATGGACGACTCTCCAAGAAGTCTCATCGTACTGCCAGCGATCATACTGGGTAGACTCAATCGTCGAGGCTTGGCGATCCCCGAGGAGATAATAGCGCCAATCTGCCAGGATGATATCGCCAGCAGTCCCCGCCAGCGGAGTTTTCTCCGTCCAGACGACGGGATATCCCAGGAGTACATTCGGGACTCCGGTAACGGCTGATCCCCACAGATAACTTGCATTTCCAGTCGGGCCGCTCATGGTCAACAGATCGCTCATCAAAGACTGAGAGATAAACCAAACTCCGCGCCCTGAGGGAAGGAAACTCTCCATCATATTTGCGAGATCAGTATACCCAACTGGAGGACTCGTCGCGGCTCTTGCGACAGAAATTGTCGCCCCGGCATTGATTACGCCCAAAGGCTGACCAACACCAGTTCCTTGAATGAAAGCGTAATCTTCCATCCAGGAAACGCCTCCGGCAAAACCGAGAGGCCCGCTCAGGAAGTCGGAGAGAGAAATCGCTGAATCAGCAATCAATTCATCCGACGCATAGGTATAACCGATGAGTTTCCGAGCGACGAGATTAACCTTGCGGAATTCGGCCTCAGTCACAGTTTTCGCGGCTGACTCCTCCTCCCAATAAAAACGCATCCCACCAAACCAATGAGGACGTCCAGCGGTTGTCCCGGTCTGATCCAAGACTGGAATTCCAATCTGGCGTCGACGCATTCGAATGATAGTCGCCCGAGACCGGACAATAGACGACTCCCCAACTACACCCATCAAATTTGCGTAAAATTCAGCCGGGATAAGAAAGCCTCCCGTCGCTCCAGTCAAACCCGACATTCCAGCTTTCCCCTCGATATTCGAGAGAGACGCTTGTTCTGCCGGATCGTTGAATGCGACCAAGCGAGGATCAAATTTTGCAACGCTTGGCTTGCGATGATTTGCGAGCCAAGCCGCTACAACAAAATCCTCCCAGGTCTTAAACCCGGTTTTGGCTTGGACGTTTGACTTAACGTCTTTAGTATCCGGGACATCATCGCCATCTTTGGATTTCGGCTCGACGACCTTGCTGGTCTTATCGACGATATCCATCTTGGCTTTCATAATTTCATCGAGTTTCGCGGCCTTTGCTTGAAAACCTTTCGCATCAGCGAGCATTTTCTCGACTTTTTCCTCATCCTCCGGAGTCAACTCCGGATTAGACAGGATTTCCTCGGCTTGCTCAAAAAGAGTCTTGGATTGACCGAGTAAATTCTTAATCTCTGTAGTCATGATTCAAAACCTCCAATTCAAAATTAGACTTATTCAACTCTACTAACCTCTTGAGTCTCGTTCGTCTCGAGGTGAGTGACTCGGTCGGCTCGGCCTCATCCGTATCAGACTCTACATTATCCCCTCCGGCAGTCTCGTACTGTGGAGGAGTAATATCCTTTTCGTCGTCATCGCTCCCATATTCAATCCCTGCGGATTGGAGAGCGGATATTAGCGCATCGACCGCGCTAAGAATTCGCTTTGCATTTGTCGCTGACAAAACTCTCCCGGCTTTGATTTCCGGATCGATGTCAGCGCTTGATTCCTCTTGAGCATAGAGAGCCCGTATTTGAGCGAGAGCATCCTCCTCGGAATCATGAGTCCCGAGGGGTTTTCCGATTTTATCTCCATTCTCATTCACTTTGTAAACGACCCATTTCCCATCCTCTCGAAATGCATCATATGGTTTCTCGTCTTTCTCGGTCTCACCTTTTGCCTTTGCTGAAACCGTATGGGTCGCTGGATTTGCCCCCCAAGTGACATTCGAATATTCCCACAAACGAATTTCCTTGAGTATCCGGATCGGTCGCTGATTTTTGCCCTCTCCGATGGTCTCATATTCCCAAACAATCGGATCATATCCGATACTCGTCTCAGGAGCATAACCACCTTTCACCAATTCGAATATCTCTCGTCCCTTTTGGGTTTCGATGGCATATTTTGTCCGAGCCAGGAGACCTCCAGTCGCATCCGGAGCATTGGATAATACCTCCGGAGGCAATTCAGATCGATCGACCTCTCTCAACTCCAGCGGTTTCCCGACGATATTCGTGACAGACGTATAGTTATGATGATCCAGGACTCTTATCCGACCCGCTCTCTCGAGAATCGTCTTTGCGAATGCTCCTCGCTCGATCCGGTCATCGACGTCATCAATGTTTCCGGTAATTGCAACAATATGCTCTACGATTCCCTTGGCCTCATCGATGGATTTAATCGCCATCGGAAATGATTTACTTTCATATTTATCTGACTTTCTATAATCAAACTGAGATTTCTTGGTCATTTATCGTCCTCTCATATAAAAAGCGCCAGCGTCGACGTAGAAATCGAGGTCGACTATCCTGGCGAGCGCATAAATGCGGTGGCATTATTAAGTTTTTCCCTAACATTAAATCTCACCTTAGAAGATTATAAGACGATTTCTCGTCCTCCGCAAGGGCTGATTTATCCTGGCCGGCTCTCTCGAGCGTCTCGATCATCCTCTCTACGGCTCTCAACTGAGCGATTAAATGCCTTTTCTGGATGTCAAGTTGTCTCAATAGGTCTTTTAGATCGGAGTCTTTCATCCATTTTCGTCTCCGATTAGCCAGTCTCGGAGATCGGAGATATCGGTAAAGACTGGAATTCCGAGTTTATCCCGAGCGTATTCATACTCGATGAGAGCGCCCTGCGAGTCCTGCCATCCGTCGATCATCAGGATTGCATCGCATTTCGATAGGAGAATGATGTCTCCAGCGAGCCATACGGAATCGGGGAGAGCGTAAGCGCCTCCAAAGAAAGCCGTATTTTTATGAGGACAAAGAGCCACCGCGCCCAACAACCAAACTTGGAGAGCGGCGTCCTCGGCTCTCCGGATATTCTCCCTGATATGATACTCCCCATTCCCGGATCGATACGGCCCGGAGATAAAAATAACTTTCCATTTCAGCAAATCGATTGTCTCTAATAAATCTGTAGTCATGATTTTGTCTCCCGAGGCCCGACTCCGATCGGGACTCCTGACGATGCAATCAAATCGATAGCATCGCTGATGAGACGAGTATAATCGTCGGAATCTTTGTCAGTAGAGAATAATTTTTTGTAAAGTTTATCGGCTTGAGGATTACCCAAATTCGCCATATTTTGTATGATTTGAACGATAGTATCACGATTTGCGGTTATAGCCATTTCTCCTCCTAATATACTAAATCCGGATCAAATGGAAACTCCGGAGGGGAATTCTCGATTATCTTTGATTGAGAGCCCAGGAAATCTACAGCCAATTGAGCGTAAAACAGATCCCGGTCAGGGCTTTGAGAGAATGGAGAATCTAATTCCATTGTCTGTTTGAGCAATTTCTCCATCGACTTATCGTCGCATGTCCAGACCTCGTCCCGGATCGTCGCCTCCGTCCCGATTTCGTCAACTACAATTATCGTACTCATGGTTTTGGGTCTCCTCTCATTACGCTGATTATATAATCGAAATAGTCCGGATCGGATCGAGCAAACCCGAGCGGGTCTTTGTACATCCTCTCCAGACCCATCGAAACAATCTCGGTCGCATAGTGTCTTCCTCCGGATATATAAACTTTTCCACAATAGGGCTCAAAAAATTGATCCTTTTTTGCTTTCTCCCATTGATCGTATCCTCTCCCGAGCCATTCAGCAGTCTCTCCAGCCGTCCTACGCTCCATGAATTTTAGAGAGGACTCTAAAACATTCGGTCGAATATCCTCGAGCCAATGCCCCATTTCGTGAATTACGGTCTCAGTCGCATATGACAAACTGTTCGCATTGGTCATATTGACTGTCCCTGTCCCGGGAGAATAGGACGCTCTCCCTTTCCCGGCTTTTCTAAAGTCGACCGTCCTGAAGTATGGATCGAGGTCGTCGAAATACGACGGATCGATCATTCTCCCGAATGCATCCGCTCCGTATCTTATACCATCTTTTCTAACATCAGATTTTGCAAACTTAGATTTCTCATTAACCGTAAATGCGTCTCGGGACGATTCCCGGTTATAGATCGCATTCTCGAGATAATAATCTCCCATCTCTTTTTCGAGTCGGCTTATTTTTTCTCTCAGATCGAGTTTTAATCTTGAGATTTCCTTTCTAATCTCTTTTAGCCTTGTATATTCAGCTTTCGTATCGTCATCGAGTCCGACGATATCCGCATACTCTTGCATTAATCTCCTGACCTCAGCGATAACAGCCCTGTCAGCGTCATGCCATGCTTTTTCCAAACCATCAAGGTCGCTTTTCAACTCGGAAAGTCGCTCATTGTAATCGTCGTCTTTGGCTAATTCCTCGAGACGTCTCCTGGTCTCCTCTCCGGATTGGATTTCTCCATCCTCCGTCATCGGTTTTGATCCGGAGTCATCCGGAGTAATCGGGAGAATCGTACATCGACAATTGATTACATTCCAAGCCGACCCGGATGGATCGCCAGGATAATCTAATTGTTCTCCTCCTACGATAAACGGCTCATCCATCGGGACGACTTGAGCATTTGCCTCCCCATGCTCCGGTCTCTCTCTCCC